AACTGACTTACAGCAGTTCCCAATCCTGGTCTAATGGTGTTGATTGGAACAGCACCAGTGACATTCAATACATCAGCTTTCGCCGTGATTGTGTCTGCACTAGCTACTGTCACTTCACTCATCTTACTTACTGATCCAGGTATCATTTTTTACCCTCCACCACCCTAATGACTACCTAGCCGGCAGGAACGTATTTCGCGATAAGTGGGTTGTATACAAGCGTCATAATCTGGCCCGCGACTGATGCAGTCGTAGTCAGAATGTTTCCGCCTGATGCAACTCCACCAGTACCAGCGAATTGTAGCGCGAGTGTGTGCGTATGAGTAACAGGTGGCGTAATGTTAGAAATCGCCACGTTACCTGTCAACACTGTCAAGTATGTCAACGGCGCAATAGTAGCCGCCGATGCAATAGTCAAAGGTGCTGACTGGCTTGTAGGAGCAATCTGTGACCAATCGGATGCTGTTAGTGGCATTGTATCCTCAGTATCCCACAGGGACAGCAAGCTGATCAATGTAACTACATGCGGCCGGATTGCTCACGAACGTCTGCATTCCAACCACCATGTAGAAGATTTCAGCAGTCGCCACGCCACCTGACGGGCCTCTGATTTCAAAGATTTTCCTACCATCAGTTGTGTAGAATCCGATGGGGAGGATTTCTGCACGTCCCCACACTTCATCTACTACAAAGTCAATACGGGTTTTATCCCAATTGAAGGAAGGACTGACAGCAGCACCAGCCAACTGCATGTTAGAACCCCCGAAATACATGTTGAGGGATTCTTCTTTTGCAGCCTTCTGAATGATGCTCACAAGTTGACCGATTTCCTCGTAAGCCTGCTGCTGACAAGGATGGGTCCACGCTTTAGGATTGAAATTGTTTTCAATTCCAACCCTATTACCAATCTTATTAATCGCAAGGCGCGGAAGTGGTAACGTAAGGGCTGCATTACCACCATTAACGCGATTGGCCCTGATTTCCGGCGTAGTAGAACGCGAGAACCCCAACCACGTTCCAGAACTCGCATTGGAATGATGGTAGGGAACACCAAACAGAGCAGGTAGTGACGCGGGCGAACTAATACCATTTGTCACGATCTTATCTGTAGGAGCTACCGCAGCGATCTGAGGTGTGAGAGAAATAGTCTTATTCTCCACATCCCACTGAGTAATCTTCGCACTACCACGATTGATGGCGAGTGCTGCGTCCCAAATCTGTACGGTTTGGTCAAAACGCATCAGACGCACACCGAATCCATCAGTAGTACAAGAGATTACATTAGAGCCACCAGCCGGTGTATCGGAAGTAACCACACCGATAACACCATCACCAGTCTGCATCATCTGACTATCGAGCTGGCGACTCATCTCATCCAATGCTGTCGCTGTTAGACGACGGACAGCATTGATAATCGCCTTCCTCGCATCATCAGTAGCCCACTGAGTCAGCTTGGTGTATTCAATATTCTCACTCAAGAATACTGAATTGAGTACAGCCTTATCGAAAGTAGGCCCACCACCTCGTCCCAAGTCTCCACCATTAGGATCGAAGTACTGAAAACTACCTCCAGGACGAAGTTCCAATGGAACTCTCATCTGGCGGTGTGAAATCTTCTCCACATCACGCTTTTTGATGTTCGCGTAGAACTTCGTATCACGCTCGAACAGCACACGGACCTTGGGAACTACATTCTCAAGTTCTGTAGCTGCGATCTGAGCTTCTGCGACGGCCATTTTTTTCCCCTCTAATCTTTCATTAGAACATCCAGAGTAGACATCCCTTTCGGGATATCTGACGCTTTTTTAATCTTTCCACTAGAAGGGGAAGTGGATTTCCCAAGTGTTGCTGGGCCTTTTCTGGCCGATGTATCTGTGTCACTTGTTTCCCGAGTGCGTCTAGCAAGACCTCTCAAAGCATCATTTCTGGCCCTTTTTATCACTGAGGGCAGCAGTGTTTTAGCCTTTGAGAGATATGCCGCCTTAATCCTGTCAGTTGTGTCTTTCGTGAAATTCTGCTGAAATGCGTTCTCCCACAACTTGTCGATGATGCCTCGGAACCGCGTATCCTTCGACATCAAATCTTCAAGGGTCTCAAATGCCTCTCTAGTAGCATTTTTCTTCACGTAATCAGTCATAGATCCATCAGGATCAATATGCTGATCTATCGTGGATTTGAGCACATTGTCTGCACGGACCTGTAAATCACCCCTTGTAGACTCAAACGTGCTCATTACTCGTTGTTGTTCTCTATACTGAATCTCTTGTTCCCTCGTTTGTTCCTCTGGTCTTATTGGACGCGAGAGGGGTCTAGGAGGGGTGAAATTCTGTGAACCAAATACAAATTGGTTCAGCACATTCGCAGCCGCCTGTAGCGGGGCACCCTGCTCACCTAGCGCGCGCCCTTCCCTGACCATCGTAATGATGGTATCTTTCAACACGTTGCCAAGAACGTGATAATAAGCCTGTGGATCAACTTTCTGTAAAGTCGGTAAATAATTGTCAGCGATTTTCAGGAATGCTTCAGGGTTATCCTGTTTCGCTACCTGTAGAATGGTTGAAATATCACCATTCATTACCTGTTGTTCAACAGTATCAAGAATTCCTGCCTTTTCTACAGCATTTTTAGCATCATCAATTGTTGGCAGTAATTCGGTAAATTGTTGTTCGCGATAATATGCCTTCTCTAAGTAAGGAAAGTCCTTAAATAGCTTAGGATACTTAGCTAGAATCTCTCGACGGCGAACTGGAGTAGTTAACTCTAAATCTTCTTCTTTAGGCCCCTTGAGTTCTTCTTCAATATCTGCAAGCTCATCAGTTTCTTCGCCTTCTTCTTCATCTTTTTCTGCGCCTTCACCTGTTTCATCAACTCCTTCTTCAGTTTCATCTGGTCCTTCTTTCTTAGGAGTGATATCCAGAGTTTCTTCTGATTCCTCATTTAGTAGTTCAATCGTATCTTTATCACCTGGTGCTGAAGTACCAGGAGCATCATCAGGTGAAAAGAATTTACTGAATAGTAGGCGCATTTTGATCGGCTCCTAATTGTTGACCCGTACTTGCTGCGGGTGGTGCGGGCGGGCTCCCCTGGCCTGCCTGTTGTTGTTGAGGGGGCTGCTGTTGCATCATCTGTTGACCCATCATCTGATTCTGCATAACATCCCTATGCATTTTCATGTGCAGAAGGACATTCTGATAACCAGGTGGATTTTCAAGTTTAGCGAGCCTACCCGCGTCGCTAACTAACCAGCGCCGACAGATATCAGCTTCTAATGCATGATTATCCACATCAGGATCTACCTCAATTGATGGTAGCATCTGGGGTGGAGGGGGTGGCATACCCATTTGTTGTGCCTGCATCATCATATTGGGATCAGGCGGCATCTGAATGGGCTCAGAATTGATTAACAATTCAATTTCTTCGTATTGCTTCTGTCTATCATCCTCACCAGGAATGATATAATCTGTCAATCCAATAGCTTTCTTCAAGTATGGGATATTTTCAGGTGATGCTAATGCCTGCATGATATCTGGATTATTTAATTGAAATAACTCCATAATAGCATCTTTCTGCTGATTCCACGTAATCGGCAGATTTTCATTAGCTTCTAACTCAATTGAACCAATCTTACCTCCTAATTCAGCTTTACGAATGAAAACATTGACAAAATTGCCAAATTCGTCCTTTTTAACCTGTTTTTCATCCTCTTTGATGCAATCGATATACATCGGGATGACCTTGCCGAATATCTCCTTCCACCATGATAGGAGCATTTTCCAGGTAGTTTGGAGGCGCTGAAGCGCCTGTGCTCTAGACATACTGTATTCTGATGCCGTGCGCGACCCTGCCATCTGTCCACCGAACAGTGATGGAAGCGCGCCCGAGACTAGCTGGCCGACCTGTTGAATTTTATCAGCAAATGGCAATACTTCCTGACTTAATGTAGCAGTTTTCACTTCATAGAATCCTTCACTTAATGCCCTACCCGATTTAGGCTTCGCGGGATAAATTCCACCCGGAATTACCTCTGAATTTCTGTATGCATTGAAATTCAATACTGTGGGGTCTGCAAACGTCTGAGGAATTCCATGCTCCACCGTTTGTAAAACGAGTGAAATGAGGTCGTTAGTGATATCCTGTACCGAAGTGAGAAGTAAACCAAGCGGATCGAAGTGAATATAATCCGACAAAGGATTATAAGTGACTGTCCAATGATCGTCAAGGGATTCATTCTCAGCATATGCCACCTGATCATTGACAACAGTTACTTTCACGCCGTCTGGATACAATTTGAGAACTTTTTCAGATTCATCTTTATTCAGTACATTGAATGCAGCAGGTCTTAACCAACAATTTCTGACTGTGACGTTATTAACTGGATGTTCTCCTCGGTATTGGGGAGAAGTACGCCCCCATTGTTCGTATAAATCGTAATTACTAGAGCCTTTTGAGATTTTGTCTCGCAATTCAGAGTACTGTTCCAACACGTTGGCATAATGAGTTTCATATGACCAAATGAGGTACGAACAGTCGGCTTGATTTCGTGCCCAGACGGGAACTTTAACAAACAACCCACCGTAGACCTCCATACATACACGTGCTTTAGGATGATTAGTAACTCCCACCATCCGAGTTACTGTAACTGTTTGATTCTGTAAATCAGGAACGACCATCTGAGCACATGATGGACATAAATCTGCTTCCTGAAGCACATTATCAGCCGGCACATCTTCAGGGCCAGGCTGGAATTTGTTTTGCTGTTGTGTAGTGATCGTCGGATCACTCATCTCTGCCCCACAATTTGGGCAGATAGATGCTTGTTGCTGTTGTGTCTGATCCTCGTACTGTTTTTCCTCGTATGTACCGTATTTCTTGTCCTCATGCGTGTAATTGTAACACGCGGTCATTCCTTCAGTACAAAAGATGAAAAGAGCATGAAGCCATAGTAAAGGAGTATTATTATGCCTGTAAATCAACTCAGCGATCTTATCCCCTGCTTTCGCTGTCGTTATATCTATCGGGTTATCTGCATCATCAGGATAACAAGTAACTGAAGGAACAGTCACGCTGAGTGCGGCAATAATTGACTCTAAATATGCACGGAAAACATTGACCGGCTTATCGTAGTATCCTTGATCAGATTCTTCCCCTGACCTCTCAGATTCTGGAACACGCCAATCATGTGCAACCTCACTATAATATGCATTCTGAATATTTTCCCAAAGTAACTTCAATCTTCTCCACTGTCTGATCTGACGATCTCTGACACCACGGTCCTCATCGTCGAAGTGATCCACGATAGATTTTAATAGAGCTTTAATGTCATCATCAAGCTCTTTTTCTTTTGGTTTATTAGTATCCACTTGATCCTTTTGTTGGTTGCTGATCACTTGATCCTGAATCAGTTGGAATTGGTCTCTTTCTTCTCGGTCCTCCTCCATTCATTCCATTAGTGCCTGCACTAGGACGCAAATTAGGTGAAAAGATTGGAGGCATTGTACGAGTTTCAGATGGAATAGCAGGCTGGTTTCCAAATGCAGGAATGCCAGGATAGTTTACATTATATCCAGAACGGAACGGCTGATTCATCTTACCTAATCTAGCTCCGTATGAGAGCGCATTAGAGAGATTAGGATTAGTTGCACCGTATGCAAATCCGGGTGCCATTCCGGGGGTAGGTCCTATCCCTGTACTATTAGTACCAGTTCCAGTATTAGGTCCAGAACTAGTATTGGACTCAGTTCCACGTCCATACGTAGGAACAGTTGAACCACTACTACC